GTTTCCCAGTCACGATCCATTGCATATTATGATTATAAACATTTATAAGAGTTCCAAAATCTCTACCTATACCATTTTCTAATTCTTGTATTGGCATAGCTCCAGTCATCTGACCCTCGTCATCTATACGTCTATAATATATATTACCAGTTTGATCATATATCTCTTGAAGCTCCATAGGAGTAAATGTTCCACCATCTCCTTTAGATACGTTTTCTAAAGATCCAATTTCAAACGCTGCACCCTTAGGTCTAGCTTTAGCAAGAACTTGTTGTATTTTAAGGTGAGCTAATTGTATCTGGTCAGCGAAAGGAATCATTCTATCTACTAAAGAACGACTCTTCATTTTATATAAGTTTGGTTGATAAACTATATATGATAATCTTGTTTCAGATAAGTTAGATTTAGGTCTAGGCATATCTTTCATCATATCATAGTTAAACACATACTCTGTACCTATAATATATTTTCCTTTATATATAACCTTTACAGTTTGACCTATATCTTCTCTTTTAGTTTTAGAGTTTTTAGGTTTTTTGTAATTAGATGGTTTTTTATTTACAGAGTACCCACCAAACTTATTTTCTTTCTTCTCATATTTTAAAGAGTGACTAGTAATAAACTCAGCATCTAATATGTTTACACTAAACTTATCATAATCATAAGTCTCGTTACCATTTTCATAGTAAGCTTGAGTACCATAATTAGATGGGTTGTTATTTTTACCAGCATACTCACTAGCTATCTTAATATAATCATCTTCGCTAAACTCATTACCAGCTTGCATTTTTAAATCAGCAATAGTTATAGAATAAACCTCACCTGCGTGACGTATATTTTTAAAGTCTGGTTTAGCAGAAAAAGATGTTATAAGATTTACAGGATCTACGTGTCTTATCTTTACACCTTCTGTTTTAGATATTTCTGTTTTAGCAGCACAAAGACCTAATACAACAAGGTCACGAATCATATATCTTTTAACCTCGTCATAGTCGTTAACATCTAAAGTGTACTCTATAGCTTTTTCTAAAGCTATCTCTACATTTTGTTTATAATTAAGTGCCATAAACATATCAATCTCCTCATCACTTTCTGCAATAAAACCATCCTTAGCAAGTTGAGCACCAGTTACGTCTTCCATGTTTTCGACAAACTGTTTTGTTATCATCTCCCCATACATTCTTTTTTTCTTCTCTAATCGTTCTTTCGCAGCAATAGGATCTATAGACTTAGCTTTTACATCGTACTCTTGATTTACCATTCCATTAATGATAACATCAACAAACTTAGGAATAATAGATACAGGGGTAAAATCAATATTAAGATAAGAGGTGTCACCCTGAACGTCAAGTAAATCTTTATACTTACCTACATCTTGGTTACCCTCAGCATAAGATCTGTTACGACTGTATCGCATCTTACGATCTCTAAAATACACATCTCCATTGTTATGCCACTCGTAATACATAGTCTTAAAATATTCAAGACCATAAGCTTTATCAGCTTTCTCCTCGTTTGTTGCTAAAGGAGAGGGATACCCATTTAATTTCTTTTTATTATTACCGTACATCATGTCTTTATCTGTTTGCTAAACATCCCTTTGTTATTATATCTTTTAACTAAAGGGGATGATACCTTTAATTCTTTTTTAGGTTTTATGTATTTCTGTGACGCTAGTAAAGCCAGTGATGACGATATACTAGCATCATATTTTGTTCTATTATCTATCTCGAATCTACTCCAATCATCAAGAAGCGTATTAAAATAACATCTTCCAATCTCTCCTGTATTTACATTATAACCAACGTGGTCATATATATATGTTGCTATAGCTTCCGCCTGAGCATTTATAACTGCAGCACCTGAGCCAGGTATTCCTTTTGTCTTTTGCTTTCCTCTACTCCACTCTGTATGAGTCATATCTGGTCTATCCATTAGGTATTCGTAGTACCCTCTGTTTTCAAAATACTTTAGTATCCCTACTTTGTTGTTTTCTACTAGTATTTGACATCCATAAAACACACACATTTTAATCATGTCTTCGTAAAATATTTCTGCTTTAGGAGGTCTATTAATATATTCACAAACAAATTGCATAGACGCATCACTTGACATACTAAACTTATGAAAAACATGAGCAGAAGCATCAGATCTCCTACCATCAGTAGTGGTGTCATGATCATAAGGGTCACAACCTGCAACCAAGTTGTCTGCTTTTCCAGGAAATTTTTTATTAAACCTAGATGAGACAACATTTTGATTTTGAGTTTCTGGAACCCAAGTAATTTCCCACTTCCCTTTTCTGTGAGGTATCCAAATAACCTCGCTATCTTGTACACCATTTTTCCAAACAAACTCACCCCTTGTAGTAGGAGTATTATTAACTTCGTTATAATCCATTTGTTGATAGATTCTTTCAACATCAAATATACAACTTTGTGTGTCGTTTCTAAAAGCTTCTTCTACAGTAAATGGAAACTGACGTTTAAATTCAGATAACGCTGTAGTATCATTCTTTAAAGCTTCTCTTCTATTTTGAATATAATCTCTAGCTCCAGTATCAATACCCATATCGTCAATTCCCATAACTGGTTTATCTGGAGTGTCTATAACGCTATATCCATACTCGTCTATAAAACCTTCTAGGTTGTCAAAGGCAGGTATAAATAATTTATATAAACCACTCTTTGTTCTACCGTTAAGATCTTTCTCTCCCATATCAGAATCGTAGAATATATCTTTAAACTCTGCACCACCATCTTGTTGTTTATTAGCAGTAGAACCCATCATACACTTTCCTACAACCTTTCTACCAAGAAGTAAACAAGTTTGAGTAACACCCCAATTCTTCTTTATAGAGTTTTGACCTGTCCACTTACCTGCCTCGTCATGAACTAGAAGTTTAAGCTTCATACCATCATAACTATTATCTGCAGTATTTCTCCAATCTATAGTAGAGTTTAAAGCTTCAGACTTTTCTATATGCTTCTGATTCTTTGTTATTTTCTTAGCTGGCTCTCTAAAAGCAAGCTCTACACGAGGGTTACTAGAACCATCTTGTATAGGTTGAAAAAAGAAAGGATAGTTTCGATATATACGAACTACCTTGTCAGTAAACATAATTTTAGCATCAGCACCTGTTTTAGATAGTAAACCAAAGTTACTATCGTAAGTCTGAGTGGCTAGATTAACTATCTCGCTACTTGCCATGTAAGAAAAACCACTACGTCTGTTTTTAAGAAAACACATACCGTAAGAGTTTTTATCGTTTTTACACGCTTCCCAAAAAATAAAGAACGTTCTGTTAGCATCTCTGTAATCAGGAAAACCAACATCTATTTTACTCCACTGAAGAAACATATAATGAGACCCAGTGATATAAGTTGGAACACTATTATTATAAAACCACAAACCATCCCTTCTTCTTCTAAACTCCTCTTCTATATAGTCTACGTAATCTGTAGCGTTCTCCCTTGTTAATCCCTTTGGTATATCCTGCCTAGTCCACTTTTGTTTTTTCTTGGGCAGGTTGTGATATAGTATATCTTTTTTATACCTAGGCTTTTTAGGAAGAATTATTTTTAAGTTATCAAACTCTAAAACATCTCCCTTACTACCCTCTATAAGATATATAGCATCACTTTTTTGCATACCGTTCAGCAAAAGACCCTTTAAAGTCTTTTTTCTCTTCTATTAAGGATTCTCCTTCCTTGATTCTATCTTCAAGGTTTTTTATTCCTAAAAGAATTTCTTGACAGTCTTCAAAGCATTCTCTTTTTGCTTTTATAGCCTGCCTTCTTTTAGCGTCATCTTCTTCTATTAAAGGTTTGCCTATCTCTTCTATAAGAAGATCTACAGCTCCTTTACTTGCTTCTATTAACTTCTCTAAAGTCTCAAGAGCATAGTTTTTATTATTACTCTCCATATACAGCTAGAACATCAAAGTTACGCATACGAAGAAGTTTTCTGCCATCTATATCCATATCGTACTCAGAGTTCTCACTCCACATTACCCTATCTCCCTCTTTAACCCCTTGGTCTTTCATCCAATCATTAATTATAACTGCATGACCATGAAGTTCTACCTCAGATGGTGATCTCTCTAAAAATATTCCAGACTCAGATTGCTCTGGCTCTTTCATTTCTTGCTCCAT